CTTTAGTAGAAATAACCAACTTGTTCTTATTATTACATAAGGTTGGAAACGCTAACCAAGCGATAGTAGATATTCTTCTTAGCGAAGGCAATCGCACCATCAGCGGCCGTGGTAGCGAACGGATTAGCAACAACGCCGTAGCGAGTTTTGAATCCGATTTTCGGCTGGAAGGTATTCTCACCAACCGCACGAACCATTTGAAGAGGTACGTATGGGCAGTAGAAAAGACCAGCGTCGAATGCGCTAGAGCCCTTATAACCAACCGTGAGGTACTGGTTACCAGAAGCACTGGAGAAGTAAGGATCGACATAAACTTTAATGCGACCATTAAGAACACCAGCGAAGGTATTACCCGTATCATCAACGGAGAGGTTAGCCGAAAGAGCAGGAGTGTAATCCAATACACCAGCCATTTGAAGAGCGGAAGCTACATCAGAACCGCAAATCATGACGTTACCTTTACCACGACGAGTAGACTTAGCAATCTGGTTAGCTTCACGCTCGATCTGGAAAATCAGACCTTTAAAGCGCTCAACCATCCAACGACCGTTAGAGTCAACGTCCATGTTGAAGGTACCAGCAGAAGCAACATTATCCTGTGCTCCAGCCGTAGCAGTGTAGTTAATCGTACGGATGATTTCCCGGTTAATTTCAGCCAGGATTTCCGCAGAAAGGATATTAGCCAACTCAGTTTCAGCATCGAGACCGTGGATAGCTTTGAGGTCTTGAGCCAATTCCATGGTATACTCGGCTTTGAGGGCCCGCGATACTGCTGTAACGCTAACCTTCTCGATCGAGAATGCCATTTCTTGGAATGAGTTACCAGAAGTGTCGTCGCCAAGAGCTTCACCGTGAGCGGTGGTCATACCTTGTTCGACACCATAACCGGAGCCAGAAGCACGAGCCGTAGGATCATTTCCATCCTGGGCATCGCCTGCGGAGCCGTCAACAATACCAAGCGAGGCAGTGTTAGCAGCAGCAGAAGCTGAGAACGAAGTATTAGCTTCGTTGTACAGAGCTTCAGCACCGTCTTGGGCGCTATAACGTGGACGCATGGCAAAGATGAGGCCCGTAGGACCAGTCATCGGTTGCACACCGGCAACGTCGTAAGCAATGAGGTTCGGCATAGAGCGCCTTACCAATGAGATTAGAACCGGATCGAAATTATCGACCGAACTTCCCGTGGCGTTAGTAGGTGCGGCCTCTCCTAAGAGAGCAGGAGCATTATACCCACCGCTACCAACTTGATCTTCCCGGGCAGCTTTTTCTTGGTTCTCTAAAAGAATGCTAGTGACTGCGCGACGATGAGGATCCTTAATCGCTTCGAGGTCAGGATGCTCAAGGACCGGCTGCCACTTCTTTTGTAGTTCTTCAGAGACGTACATTTTTGTTTCTCCCTAGAGTTACTATGTAATCAGCCTATCATACTTTATTTATATAAGCATTATTTTCTAACTGTTCTAGAAATGGCGTTCATATAGTTAGCCATTGGTCCAGTTTGTAGAACCTCAGAATCATTTTCAATTTCCAGAGGTTGTTCGTCATCATCGCTGATAACTTCACCCGCATCGTCGCTAGACTCAGCGAAATAAGTTTCTTTGATCATACCCAATTTCTCGGAATAATCGTCGGAATCTTTAAACTCTACACCGTCAGCAAGCTTTTCAAATTCCTCTTTCTGAGAATCAGTCATCTCTTTAGAAGATTCAGCAAATACGGAAGCTTTTTCGCGATCCTTATTTTCTGACTTAAGAGTAACATTTTCTTCAGTGAGTCCATTTACTTGCGTTTCCAGTTCGTCAACACGTGAAATGAGTTCATCAACAACGTCAACTTTGTCTTCAGGAATGTCTACATAGTGTTCTTCAAACAATCCTTTAAGACCAGTCATAAAGCTTTCAACCATCTGGGATCGTACCCCATGTTCGACGGCTAGCTTATTATCTTCCATCCACTCGGATACAACATAATCGAGGTATTCATCAACCTTCTTAGTTGTTTCTTCATGAATGTCAGCTTCGACACTAGCAGCGTCGGCTTCGGCTGTAACACCAAGCTTTTCAATTGTCTCATTAATACGAGCAATAACCGCGGCTTCAAAGATCGTTGTAGCTTTCGATTTGAATTCCTCAGAGAGTTCTTCATCACCGAAAAGAGCTTCAACATCTTTTGAGAGGTCGATATCTTCAGGTTTAATTTTAATTTCTTCTTTGGCAACAGCCTTTTTAGACTCAGCGGGAGCTTCGTCGTCTTCTCCATCATCATCATGATCGAGAGCAGCCATTACATCTTTATATGAAGCTGCAAGCTCATCTTTTTTCTTGCCGTTCATATGGTTAACCATGGCTTGGATCATCCCAGTCTTAGTCTTGGGAGGAGCCGCCTGTTTCGTGCCAGGATCTGGAACTTCTGAAGGATCTCCGTGGGAAGATTTAGCTTCTTCAAGCTCGTCGTCGGTTTCAGAAACTTCTTCCTCAACAACTTCTTCCGCTTCTGGAGCTGCCTCTAGAACTTCTTCATCCTCTACGATT